AAGAGGTTGATGGTAAAGACCCCATTTTATAAGGTTCGTCACTTCTTCGACACAAATATTCAGAAGTGGGAAGAACAACTTGATAAATATGGAAAATCTTTTGTTGATGAAGAATGTTTCATCAGTTATGAATTGTTTCGGCAAATTAAATCTGCATTAGTTATAAATTCAACTATGGGTGAAAAATTATTATGGGAGCGTTTGTCAAATGCAGCTAAAAATGTCAGTTCAATAAATTTGGACAAGGACACAGCAGCATTAACGCCGATTGTATTAAATACATGCTTTGTAGCTTATGAAGCACATCGCCAGGAAATGTATAAAGTCCGTAATTTGGATTTTCCATCGCCCCCGTCTGTGGAGTCGTCTGTTACGGGGCACGAATCACTGATCGACTCAAATTCCCATCGATTAAAGAAGTTAAGAAAGATGTCAAATTCAAATTTTTCTGTGACTTACCAGAGATTCAGAGGCGTCCTATTGTTGTCTCAGTCGGTTGTCACTTTTATGGTGCAGTTGGCTTCCGAGTTGATCCAGACAACTCTGACACAATTAAGGCAGGTGCGCAGAAACGCTTTGGCTGCAAACCCCCGACTCCTGCGCAAGGCGAGCTTCGAAGATTACGAACTTTCGTACGATCTTGGGTACGAAAGCACCTCGTTCCTTTGGCAGCAGATTCCGATATCTCAATTGACACCTGGCTTGCTAATAGCAGATACTCTACTGGTCGCAAAAGCCAAATTAAGCAAGCTTATAATTCGTTCTCCAATGATTGCACTAGGGGTAGTTTCAACAAGCTTCGCACTATTAAGTCTTTTGTTAAGCGCGAACCTTACCCTAGCGTTAAGCACGCTCGTTGTATCAACGCTCGTAATGATATCTTTAAAGCTGTGGCTGGCCCTATTTTTAAATTAATAGAGAAGGCTGTCTGTAAAAATAAACATTTTATGAAATACATCCCTGTTGATAAGCGGGTTGATGTGTTGAATGAGATGTGTGAAGACGGTGCAAAATATATGGCTACAGACTTTGATCATTATGAGTCACATTTTGAAAAAGATATAATGGAGGCGGTTGAATTTGAGTTATATAGTTATATGGTTTCAAAATTACCCTGTGGGAAACTATTTATGAAGATAGTTAGTAGTGTTCTCACTGGAGTAAATATATGTCGTTTTAAACGTATGGTAGTTAAAGTATTAGCCACACGGATGAGCGGTGAAATGAATACATCGCTGGGAAATGGCTTTAGTAATTTAATGCTTATTTTATATAATTTCACCAAATATGGTGTCCACGATCCTAGTGGATACGTTGAGGGTGATGATAGCATTTTTAAAGTGTTTGGTACTAAACATCCTGTACCACAAGATTTTATAGATATCGGGTTTTCAATAAAATTAAACGTGTATCAGCATATTGGTCTTGCTTCTTTTTGTGGGGTAGTTTTTGATCCCACTAGTTTGCAAGCTATCACAGATCCAGTAAGAAAGGTTCTTAATTTCTCCTGGATGGGTGAACGTTATATACACGCTAATCAGAAAACATTGTTAAAATTATTGAGTGCAAAATCAATGAGTTTGTTGGTTTTGTATCCTGCATGTCCGATTGTTACTTCATTAGAGAAATATGGTAACAGAGTTTCGCCACATATTTATAAGGTGACAGAATCGACGCCGTATGAGATGGAGGAGCAAATTTATCTTATAAAACACTATATAAATAATAAAAATAAATATAATACTACTATTATAACAAGTGGAACCAGAAAATTGATGAAGGAGGTATTTGGTATCGATGAGGAAACCCAAATAAGTGTGGAAAATTATTTGGATAATAAAACGGACTTATCTCCAATAGACCACTCCGGTTTTTATGATCTTGTGAATTTAGATTGTAAACTGTATTGGCAGGATTATGTGTCTTATTATAGCACTGAGGGTATTTTTCCTCTCCTGAGAGTGAATTCCAATAAAAACTATGAATCGAGAAATTGTGTTGACGAAGAAGTCCCGACGCCCCAAGAAAAGAAATGCCCAGAAGAAGGTTCAGCAGATAGTTGTTGTACCTCGAGCCCGTCCATTGCGGAAGAAAAAGAACATGAATATGTTGCAAGGCTCTGGTGATTATGGTTTTGGGGAGAGGTTGGGCCGGTCCGCTGGTGGTTTTGTTGGTCGGAATATTGATCAAGTTGCTAACCATTTATTAAGCGGATTCGGAGATTATAATATTAATAATAATTCTATAATGACTGGTGGGGTTGATCCCCCCGCTATTGTTAATGCGTACAAAAATAACGGCATAGTTATACGTCATAGAGAGTATATTCAAGACATACAACCTAGTGTCGCTTTTGTTACTACGTCATTAAATATTAATCCTGGTTTACTCCAAACTTTTCCTTGGTTATCACAAATAGCTGAGTCCTTTGAACAATACTCAGTGAGAGGTATGGTGTTTGAATTTAAAACAACGTCTTCGGATGTTGTTTTGAGTACAAATGCTAGTACCGCTCTAGGTACAGTTATAATGGCTACACAATATAACTCATTGGATCTTCCATTTGTGGATAAACGTACTATGGAAAATTATATGTTTGCGAATTCATGTAAGCCTTCAGTATCCATGCTGCATCCCGTTGAATGTAAGCGCAGTGAAACGACAGTAGATAATTTATATGTGCGTACTGGCACTATACCTACTGGATCAGATTTACGTTTATATGATATAGGATTGTTCACAATTGCCACTACAGGTAATCAAAATACCGGCGGTGGGGCGATTGGTGAATTGTGGGTATCTTTTGAAATAGAATTTTATAAACCCAAATTACTTATAGGTGATTTATTGTCAGATCATTGGCAATTAGGCAGCGTTACAAATGCTGCTCCTTTTGGAACCACAAGTGTTTTGGTGTCTACATCAACGTTAAATACTAATATATCAGCAACCGGTTTGGTTGTCACTTTCCCTTCCACTGTTATTGATGGAACATATCTTTTAGCATACTCAGTCTTTGGTACTGGTGCGGCTGTGACTCAATTGGCCTTGCCTACTCAGGTTGGTATAGCTGCTATTAGGGTATGGGAAAATGACACTCTCTTATATGAGGGTACACGAACAGGTACTACTACTAATTTATATACTTTTTCGCAAGTTTATGTTATTTCTGCTGCATCGGCAACGTTAACATTTGTTGCGCCAGTGTTACCAACCACAGTAACACATGGTGACCTTTGGATTACACAAATAGCGAATGCTATTATTAGTTAGTCACGGTTTTCGTGCGCGGATCTAACCGCGTAAATAGCGTCGGC